TCCCGTATACGCTGGCCGTGGCGGGCATGGCGCTGGCGGCGCTGTACGGCGCGGCCACCGCCCAGCTGGACGGCTGGCAAAGCGTGGCGCTGGCCGTGTTTACGGCCATTGTGCAGGGCGGGCTGTGCGCGCTGGCCAGCGTGGGCCTGCACCAGATGTATAAGCAGGCGAAAGAGAAAAAAGAAGAGCCCTAACCCAGGGGGCCCCGGCGCGGAACGCGCCGGGGCTTTTGCGCGGGCCGGGCGGGAGAAGCGCACATCCCCCGTGCCCGGCCCTGCCGCTTTGCACGGCGCATTTTCTGCGGCTGGTTGCCGCAGCCGCGCAAAACGAAACGTTGTGCCCGCCCTTTTCTGAAAAGAAGGGGGCGGGTTTTTTAGAAAGAGAGGAGAAAAGATATGCATCAAAGAGTAGATCCAAGCTATTCAACCCCCAAAGCAAATTCACCCCAGCAGCCTCCAACCAATCCGCCTTCCTCGCCTCAGAACGGAAACAGAAACGGTGATATCCAGTCTCAAATGAACCTTTTGCAAAGCTTCTACGCCCAGCAGCAGGCGGCCGCGGCCGCGCTGGAAGCCCAGCGCCGCGCCGCCGCCCAGGCCGCGTACGACCGCAGCATGACAGCCCTGAACAATTCCTACAACACCATGCAAAACAGCCTGAAGGGCAACTACAACTCCACGCTGGGCCAGCTGGAACAAAACTACAACACCGGCGTGGCTGGCGTGAACAAACAGGCCGATAACGCCCAGCAGCAGGCCTACATCAACTATATGATGAACAAGCGCGATATGGGCCAGCAGCTTGCGGCGCAGGGCCTTTCGGGCGGCGCCAGCGAAAGCGCGCTGGCGGGCATGTACAACAACTACGGCAACAGCCGCAACACCATCGATTCCGGCCGCAACGACAGCCTGGCCGATTTGATGAACGATTGGAACACCAACAAGGCCAGCGCCCTGCAGGCCTACAACAGCCAGCTTGCCGAAATGGCCATGCAAAAGGCAAACGCCGTGCAGCAGCTGGAAAACAACCTGGCCAACCTCATTGCCAATGCGGCCACGGCCAACTACGACACACAGTTCAGCCTTTCCAGCGATTATCTCTCCAAAATGATGGACCTTGCCAGCAAAGGCGGCAGCTATGCGGCCGCGGTGGCAAACCGCGCCTATTCGCCCACAAACGCCCTGCTTACAGCCAGCACCCAGCAGGGCGCGGCGGCCATGCCCGCTGTGTTCAACGCCTACCAGCAGGCGCAGCAGGCGCTGGACGCCCAACTGGCGGCGGCCAACCCCGGCCTTTACACCGTGCGCGGGGCAAGCGCGCTGCCCACCTATACGCTGTAGGCCCCCCGCCGGCGGCGCAAACGGAACAGGGCGGCATCTTCGGATGCCGCCCTTTTTGCATGCTTGGGAAAGGAGAAAAACGTGAGCACAGCAAAGAAAAAATGGCAGGCCGAAAGCCCGCCCGCCCGTTTTGCACACAATTTTGCAAACGAAATTGAGCGCGACACCTGGGAAAAGGGGCAGCAGGCCGGGCGCTGGCTTTCGCAGCATATGTACAGCGAAAAAGAAAAGCGCGAAATGGAAAAAAAGCGGCGCGCCCAGCAGCGCAAGGCGCAGGCGGCCCAGCCGGAAAGCGCGCCCGAGGAGAGCGCGCCCGGCGGCGCGGCATTTCAGGCCGGGCAAACCGGCGCGGGGCAGCAGGGCCAAAAGCCCACGCCCGCCACGGGCGTAAGCGCACAGCAAAACGCCGCGTGGCAGGCCGCGGCAGACGGGGACGGGCAGGCGCCGGCAGAACAGGGCATGCAGAGTGGTGAAGCGGCAGATGCAGACTGGCACACCCCTTTCAGACAAATGGAATTTGCGCCCAGCATGCAGGCGAATCTGGACGCGCTGGACAGCCTGAAACCCGTGACGCAATCGCTTTCTGCCGAGCTGGAGAACGTGAACACACAGCTGAACAGCATGCGGGCGATGAACCCGATGTATATTACGAATATTGCGGAATACAACCAAAGCTGTCAGGCCCTTCAACAACGGCAGGCATATTTGAGCGAGCAGCTGGAAGAAGCGCAGGCGGCAGAACAGGCCATGCGGCAGGAATATCAGGCCGCCACCATGACTCCGGCAGACAGGCTGCGCAAGCAGTTTCAAGCCCAGCAGCAGGCGGTGGCACAGGCAAGGAAGGACGGGCGCTCTCAATCTGAAATAGCGGCGCTGGAGGCGCAGAAGAACGAGACATACCAAAGTTACCTTGCCGCCTGGAACGAAGAAAATCAGGCCCAGCGCCAGGCGCAGGAACAGCAGAAACAGCAGAATTTGCAGGGCCTAAGCGAAAGTGCCCGGCACGGCAGCCTTGCACAGCAGGCCCAGGCTGCGCTTTTTGCGGCGCGGCGCACACCCGGCACAACGTCTGAGGAAATACAGCGGCTGGAGCGGGTGCTGGAAAGCGAAAAGGCGCTGGCGGCGCAGGCCGGGCAGGCCGAACAGCAGGCGCGCCAGGCGGCACAGGCGCAGCAAACGGCTGCGTCCTCTCAAACGCAGCAGGAACTGGATGACGTGAACAGCCGCATATGGGAGCTGGAAAGCACCAATATGATGTATACCGCAGACGCCAGCATGGCCTATACGCCGGAATATCTTGCCCTTCTGGAGAAACGCGAACGTCTGAAAAGCCAGCTTTCCGCGCAAAAAGAGCAAGAGGTACAGCAGGTGCAAAGCACGATGAGTTGGGGCACGCTGGAAGCATGGGCGCAGCCGGGCTATACCATGTCGGAAACAGAAAAGGCTGCCGCCCGGGCGGCGCTGAAAGAATGGAATGGCGTGATAGGGCCGGATTTTGACGCCTATTATGAGGCAGCCCGTGCCTTGCGGGAAATGGGGCAGAGCACCAAAGAAATAGAAATACTTTTGTATCAGGCCGAGATTATGGACACGCTTGCCACAAAGGTAAGCGGGGTGCGCAGCGCATTTTCGGGCGCGGGCAACGCGCTGCCGCTTGTGCCGCAGGTGCGCGGCGCGCTGGAGGCCGAAAACTGGCGGCGCGCGGGTTTCGAGGGTGAAAACCCGCTGGGCGTTGCCCAGCGCAGCCAAAGCGCGGCCGGGCAAAACCCGGTGCAATACGGCCTTGGCTATGGGCTGAGCAGTGCGGCGCAGTATGCCCTGGCAGGCAGGCTGATGCAGGCGGTGCCGGGGGTAAGTGGCGCGCTGGATGATGTTGCAAACGCCATAGCCGCTACAGGCCCCGCGCAGAAGCTGCAAACGGTGCCCGTGCTGGGCCAGCTTGCCACGCCGGAGGCTATCCGCGGAATGGCGGCAGACGCCATGCTGGATTTTGGCCTGGGCACCGTGCCGCAGGCAATAGAGCAGGCAGGCAGCTATGCGCGCCAGTTGACGCAGGGCGTGCGCCCGGGCGAACAGGTGCTGACGCCGGGGAGCATTTGGGGCAATGCGCTGCAAAACACGGGCGCGGGGCTTTTGGCAAACGCCGCAGGCGAGCTTGCGCCCGCGGGGCTTGGCGCTTTGGATAGCGTTTTGCATGGGCAGCCGGTGCTGAACGCCGCGCAGCAGCAGGGGTTCGAGGCCATACGGCAGGGGCTGGCGCCCAGCGCAAACCAGCAGGCGGAGCTGCACAGCCTTTGGGGCGAAGCACCGGGCTATGTGCCTGTGCAGCAGAGCGGCTGGGATGAATTTCTAAGCGCGCCCGCAGCCGCAGGCACGGCGCAGGACGCGGCGGAGGCCGCGCAGCGGCAGGCGTTTTTGAAATGAACGCAGGGCGAAGCGCTGACGGCGCAGGAAAAGCAGCTTGTGGACGATTTGTGGAACACCGACCCCGCCAAGGCCTCGGAATACTGGGCCGCCGGGGAGTTTCTGGATACGGAAGCGCCGGGCGCATCTTCCCTTGACGGCGGCGGGTTAGATGGTACAATGGAAAAAAGGAGAACGAATATTCAATTAAACGCCCAACGAGGAAGAAACTTCGAGCAGAAAAATTTTTCTGTCTTTTCCGGTCAATTTTCTTATGCGGAAGAACAGGTTACCTTAAGGACAAAACAGGGAACGCGAATTCGCGTAGATGCAATTGGGCTCGAAAAGGAGACTGATAGAATTGTTATTTACGAGTATAAGTCATCGGCGAGTGCCAGATTAACAAAAAATCAAAAACAGGGATTTCCGCAGCTCTATCTAGATGGCGGGGCTATAGCTGGAAAGGGGAAAGGCTATTTTCATGGTGGCTTGAAGATTCCAAGTGGCACGAAGGTGAGAATTATAAGGCCTCATATGGATTAATATTTTAGGGAGGAGAGCATTTATGTCGATAGCAGAATCGAATGTAATAGATGGCGTAGGAATAAGTAAAGATAATAATCATGTATTGGGATTATTTTTGGCCGACCACTTGGACTGGAAAGACGAATATCAACATCTTTTGGCGTTACAGGAAAAAATAAATTCTTACATTTCATATGTGGAAACCAAGCAGTATGAGGAAACATATCCTAATCATCAAATTGATGCTTTTCTTTTGGATATTCATTTCAAGTATGATATTACAGAAAATTGTGAAAAGTTTTTGAATGTAGTTGCGGAGCAGGTAGCGCCGCTGAATATGAGCATTCAGGCGACAATTTCTTCGGATTGACGGAAAAGAGGCTAAAAGATATTTATAATGTTGCAACGCGCAACTTGGATGCTCAATATCAGTATGAAAAAATATATGGTTGGGTATATCCGATGTGGAAGGAGTTAAATTGTGTGGCAGCAAGCAGTGGAAGAAGTTTTTAAAATGCAAAAAATGTTTGGAGATATGATAAACCCAGGCATATCTATGGCAGAGGCGGCCTGTTTGAAAAATTTATGCAAAGACAAATTCGGGTTTTCATTGCCGGAAGAATATTGTGAAGTATTGAGATGTTTTAATGGCATAGAGTTCAACGGGTATGTTCTTTATAGTGCCGATGCAGATGTTTTAAGGGAAGAACCACAGCAAACAATTGCCGGAGTGCTGGAGATGAATGATACTTGGCATGAAAATGGCGAATTCAAGAAATATCTATTTTTGGGCGAAAGCAGTTTGAGTTGGTATGTATACGAACCAGAGAGAAATGCTTTTTTGGAATTGGATTTACCATCAGGTGAAGTTGAAAAAGAATATATGAATTTCGATGAGATGTTTTCTGAAATGCTGAAGGAATGCATTAGTTAAAAGAAGAGGCAGGCAGCGCTTTATTGGCAAAGGGAAGGGAATATATTCTCGCGGTTTTAGAATTCCTGCCGGAACACAGATAGAAATTATTCGCCCGAAAAATTGAGTGTATAAGGAGGAAGGTAAATATGTCGATTGCTGAATTAAACATAGTGGATGCTATAGGCGTAGACAAAAAAGAAAACGCATTACGGATGATGATTTCTGACCATTTAGATTGGGAAGATAAAAATATCCATTTGGAAATATTACAAGAAAAAATCAATGCATATCTTCAGTATCTTGGCAATAAGCAATATGAAAGTAAATATGGAGATGATTTTGAAAAAGTTATCATTGAGATTCATTTCAAAGAACTTCCTCCTGTTGAGTGTGAAACATTTCTGGAAAAAGTATCAAGACAACTTAATCAATATAACATAGAAATGATTTCGTGCCATTCATGATATTTTTAAGCAGGCAGCGCCTATGGCGCTGCCTGCTTTTCTTTCCCTTTTCGGAATGGCAAGCAAAGTAAGGCCCAAAGGGCAGCGGCCAAGCCGCTGCCCTTTGGGCTGCCATTCCGCCCGCGGCCGCAGGCACGGCGCAGGACGCGGCGGAGGCCGCGCAGCGGCG